AGATGAAGCACTAAACATTGGTATTTCAAAAGATTTATTATTTGATTCTTTAAAAGCGTTTGGTTGGCAACCGAAATCTGGTTTAGATTTAGAAAACATTTGGCAATATTGGTTGGGAACTACAAGAACTGGTGGGTATGCTGGCCCAGGAACAACAGCATGGGATGCAGACTCGCTTGGTCAATACCCTTCTACTGCAACAACTTCTAGCGCTTGGTCTACTGAACCATTTCCAAAAAGAGATTTAGAATTTGAACCTCTTTCAAGGATAATGAATAATCTACCCTACTTATTAAAAACCAAGGGTACTACAAGAGGCTTAAGAGCTTTAATATCTTGCTATGGTATACCAAGTTCATTTTTCAAAATACAAGAATTCGGCGGACCAGATCCAAATAGACATTCAAATGCAACTGGTTCTCATCTAAGAGAATTAGATATTCAAAACCACTCATTGCAATTTCAAGGGGGAACCTATGCCAATGCAAGCTCACACAATTTTATTAGTGGGGCGTGGGGAGGTGATGATGTCCAATCTGTAGAACTAAGAATTAAAACTAACTATCAAAACTCTCAATCGATATTTTCAACTTGCCAAAACCCATTACCAGCAGCAGCGTCTAGACAGCAGCTTTTTTTAATACCTTCGAAATCTGCTGGAGATCCAGATACAGACTATGCCTATCTTAAATATTGTTTTTCTTCTAATAATTCTTCAACTTATAGCTCTGCTTCATTAGGCAAATTACCAATATTAGATAATGATTGGTGGACAATAGCTCTAACCAATAATGCAGCAGGTACAGTAACTGTAACTTGTCAAAAGTCGCCGGATCATGCTGGTGGTGCAATTACTCATAAAGATACAACTCAGCTTTCTTATGTTCATGCCGATAATGGTCACGGCTGGTCATCTACTGCAGTAGATATAATGATGCTAGGACAAGCTGAAAATGTAACTAATACAGAATTCAATGCATCCGCATCAAACCTAGACCCGTTTTCTGGTAGCATGCAAGAATTTCGTATGTGGTCCTGTGAACTAGATGCTGATGCAATAGATTGGCATACAAAAGCTCCAACATCTATTTATGGTTTATCCTATTCTAGTTCATACTCAGATCTACTTCTTAGATTACCATTTGGAACAGATAATAATATAGACCATCATACAGCCTCTGTTAATACATTTACTTCAACACATACAGATCAATCTAAAACTGGCTTTATGACCTCTACTTATTATATGACTGGACATTTTGAATGGGAACCAGAAGAAGAAACTTATTTTATACAAACACCAAATTCTTTTGGTTTAAGATCGATTTCAAATAAAATTAGAATAGAAGATAATACTGTCAATGGTACTTTAGAACCATTCGACTCACAAGAATCAAGCTCTTCAGATACAAATCCAATAGACCTACCAGACTTATACGTTTCTGTATCCCCTCAGGATGATATAGATATAGACGTAGGCCTACAGTTTGGAGAATTCAAATTAGACGATTATGTTGGAGACCCTAGAGAAGCAAGATTAACAGAGTATGCAAATCTTAGGAATCTTAGAAATGATTATTATAAAAAGTTTTCAGGTCCACAGAATATACAAGCTTATATTAACACATTACGATACGTAAATACTGCATTATTCCAACAGATAGATTCAATGCTACCAGCAAGAGGAACAAATGTAGTTGGGCTAATGATTAAACCTACTTTATTAGAAAGGTCAAAGGTTGCATATGAACCCTCTTTCTCTTTCCAACAAGTGCAAAGGCTTGGTAAAACTAATCATGATCAACAAAATTTAGAGCATTATACTCAAAGTATAGATTGCTTTAGCTATGATAATTTACAATATACAGATGACTATGATGCAATGCAATATACATTTGATAATGATGGTTCATATGCAAAGCAATGGTTTTCAACATTAACAGACACTATAAGGACTGATATCGGTCATTCCCCAAATAGGTATAGTATAAATATTGCAGGATTTCATAGTTCATCTGGCGTAGCTAGAGATACTAATTTGGATGGTTCTCAATTAACTATGTCTATAGCTGGAACAATGCCATTTGCATATGACCAACCAACACCTAAAGACTATTCTAAAATTAGGTATTACTATAGCTCTTCTTTAAGTGCTTCTTTACATAAATGGTATTCATCATCATATGAACCTGTACAAATTGTACAGCAGGATATTTTTGCTGGGCTTTATAACTCTTTTGTTGGTGGTTGCAAAATGACTTCACTAGACTTTAATGTAGATAGCTCAGACACAATAGACGGTGGACCTGTAGTAGAATATATAGAAGGAAACCCTAATACACTAATTAGTACTAACCCAGGCTTATCTGGAGACCTATTAGTTAGATAAAAGTAAAGAACTTAGATATTTATTAAAGATAAAAATAATAGAGGAATTTAATTATGGGATATTTAGACAACACCACTTTAACAGTTGATGCAATACTTACTAAAAAAGGAAGACAATTGTTATCTGAGGGTGCATTAGAAATTACAAAGTTTGCTTTGGCCGATGACGAAGTAGATTATAGATTATGGGATGCTGCTCATTCTTTGGGTACCAATTATTATGGACAAGCAATAGAGAACATGCCACTACTTGAAGCTTTTGCAAATGAAAATCAAATGATGAGGTATAAACTCATCAGTTTACCAAAGAATACAACAAAGTTACCTTTAGTACAAGTTGGTCAATCGTCAGTAACACATACAAGACCTGGTGTACAAACAACTTTAACACCAAATACAGTTAATATAGCTAATGGTAATAGATCAGCAGGGTATACTTGTATATTATCAAACTCTGCAATAGCATTTTTAAAAGTGGCACCTGGTGGAAGTGTAGATCAAGAATCTTCCTTCTCTGCAATAGGAGACGATGCTGCATCTTCTGTTTCTGTAGTAGGAACTAAGTTTGTATTAACTGCTAAGACTGTAACTGTAAATACAACTACAACTATAACAATAGTTGGGAATGAAACAGGCGGATCAGTAACTATACCATATACAGTAAATAAAGATCCTGAATTGGATATAGTAACTAGCGCATAATAGGGATGAATAAATGATCAAAAAATCAAAAATAGATAAACAAGCATTAATGGAATCTAGGAGATTTAGGAGCTTTAGAGGTATAACCACTAAAACTTATAATAGATTTGACAATGAAGACGTAATAGAATCTGATGTAGCAAAAGCTATAACATCTGCTTTATGGTCTGATAATGATAGTACTATGACTACATTTCACACCTCTTCAACTCAATCTCCATATCCTTCAACTTCTCAATCATATCAAGCAGAAATCTATACAGTAAACCCTGCAACTAATACATCTTCATCAGTACAATTTAATATTGCTTGGGGTCATTATGCAGGATCAGGCTCGATAACTTCATCTGGAGCTTCTGATCAAGGTAACACTCCTTCAAAAGCAGTATATACTTCTTTTGCAAATCAACTATTAGCAGCAGGAGATGACAAATTTACTATAGACTCTGTTGATAATAATTATATGTATTTTATTACTGTAGCACGAGCTAGGTTTAAAGAAAAGATGAACCCAAATGGTTGGCAATTAAATCTAGATGTAGGAGCAAGTAAAACTTGTCACTTAATAGATGATAGTAGATATAATGCTAATTCATCAACAAATGGTAACAGAGTATACAATATTATATCTGGTACATTAGGGTCAGGTCAGTCTCTTACTACTACACAGATGGGTCTATTCTATCCAGACCTTGGTATATTAGCTATATCTCAAAAGAATATAAACGCTGTATCTGGTTTTGATATAGCATCTACTGTAACAGAGAGTAATTATTCAGTAGCACCAGTTAACCCCTTTGTAGATCCGGTAAAAGCTATGTTTACAGCTATGAGTGGTTCTGATGGTAAGCTTTTCCAAGGTCGAGCAGAAGAAGATATTTCTTCTACACACTATTTTGTTAGAGTCAAAAATTCAGAATATAACTTTTCTAATAATCCAACTTTCTCAACCTCAGTTGGTCAATTGCAAAATTCAAATATGGTTGGTGATCCATCTGTTTACATTACGACAGTTGGTTTATATAACGACGAAAACGAATTAGTTGCAACTGCAAAGTTAAGTAAACCTTTACTAAAAACATTTGCCAGAGAAGCTACAATTCGAGTTAAACTTGATTACTAACAGGTATAGGCCATGATATGTCAGAAATTTTTAAAACATTCAAAGGTGGGGAGAAAAAGATTACCCCTGCTGTTGCTCATAAAGAATGGGTAATACCACCAAGTGAAACTTCCAGTTTGGGTATTAACTATTTTGAAGGCAAGCATTATAATTATCTAATATCCAAAACAACTTCTCACATATTTAATACAGAGGACTCACAATTTAGTTCCAACGAAGCATCAGTACCAACCACTAATCATGCAGGAACTATTTATTATAAAAAGTTAATGCATGATAGCATAGACCATTTGTATTATGGTGAAGAAGACACTCCTGTAACTTCCTTTTGCAATGATGCTCCTCATTTATTAGATAAACGCTTATCAAGATCAACAAAAATTATATCTATACCTTCTGGTATATTTGGAGAAAAAATAAAACCTGGTACACTAGAATATAGTTGTTCTGCATATGTACTAACTGATGATGGAAAGGGCAATCTCCTAAACACAGCTGATACTACTGGTTCAATTGCAATGGCGGCAATCTCTAGTTCTATACTATTTACAGATTTTTCAGATTCCTGGAGAGCCTTAGGGGGATTATCAATAGCAGCAGCAACAATACCAACATCTTCTATTTTTATAGAGGCTGCCAGTGATTACAAGGGAATGGCCCATAATATGAATTATTCTTCTGGTTCTACATCAATAGCAGGTGGTTATACTGGAGAAGCTATATTCCACGGGTCTCATAGTTTAGAACCAACTCATTCAATAGATAATCCTTCTAATAATTCTTATATTAGAATTGCTGGGTCAAAGGGTTTAGATTTAGGTGATGATTGGGCTATTTCTTTATGGGTAAATATACCACCAACACAAGCTACTACTCAAAGTTATAGTGGAAATTATGATAATTCTACTAATAACAATTCAACAAAAATTAGAAATCTAAAGGATAGAGATAGAAGTGTTATTTTTACAACTAGAGAATGGTGGAGTCGGAATTGCCCAATGGAAATCTCAGTTTATAATGACAACCACGCAAGCGAAGGTAAACTCCGTTTAGATTATAGAAGCACAACCTCTGGCTTTACTACAGGCTCTACATCAACAGCAACTTATAATGATGGAGCATGGCATCATTTACTAATCAATAAACCTTCTGGTGATAATTTGTATTTTTATATAGACGGAATTGCAATCTCTAATCTAGACTATATCCCACCGGACTTCAATACTAAAGCTTCAAGCGATATTTACTTAGGAGCTAGGCCTTATGGCTATAAGAAAACCTATAAAAATCCAAATACCCAAAAGTGGAATACTGTAAAAGATCAAAGAAATTTTATAGATCCCTTTTCGGGTTCTATCTCCAATCTTAGAATTTATGATGCGTCAGTAAATACTTCAACTATTAGCGAAATCTCTAGCAGTGTAGATCAAACTAATATAGTTGGAAATGTATTTTATGAACATGGAATTGCAACAGTTACTGCGACTGGAACTACTGATAGCTCTCAATTATACGACCATGCTTGGCCAGCAGCAGATTCAACTTTAACTTTCAAAGGTACTCATGCTATAAAAGAACACCTCTACCTTTGTAATATATTAGATGGCGAATTTAACTCAACTTACAACCCTACAGCTAGGGAAAATTACGATATAGAAAATGATAACTTACAAGCATATACAACTCATTCAGAATTTAATCCTTATATAACTTCAATAGGGCTATATACAGATAAGCATGAATTAGTAGCAGTTGGAAAATTAGCACAACCAATAAAAAATCAAGATGATTACGATAATACATTCCAAATAAGGTTCGATACAACAGTCTAAAAATATGAGTCATTGGTTATACAAAAATAAAATACTAGAAGAAGCGCCGGAAGGCGTATTCGGATTTGTTTATTTAATTACAAATATTAAAACTGGAAAGATGTATATAGGTAGAAAGTACCTAGGTAAAACTCGTAGAGTAAAGCAGAAGGGAAAATCTAGAAGAAAGGTCATAAGAAAAGATTCAGACTGGCGCACATATATTGGAAGCTCCAAAACTTTACAAGAACAAATAAACAAAAATAAAAAAACATTCAAATTTGAAATACTAGCTTTTGGTAAAACTAAAGGCCAAGTAAATTATATGGAAGAAAACTTACATCATAAATTTCATGTTGCAAGTTCAAGTAAATTCTACAATGATTGTATAGGTCCAAGAAGATTTGCAAGAGTTAATTTGGATAAAGCAGTTATAAATCAAATAGATAAAATCAGTTTATAATTTGGATAAGTCGAAAAAAATTGTTATATTGTACTAGATGAAAAAGTCAAGATTAAAGCGGCTACTAGCTGCATTATTAGGAAGAGGTACTGAAAAGAATAAAGGTGACGTTTGGCACAAATGCCCATTTTGTAAACATCCTAGAAATAAATTAAGTATAAATTTAATAAGTGAAAAGTGGCATTGTTGGCATTGTAATGCTAAGGGTAGAAAGCTGTTTGTATTACTTAGAAAGCTAAATGCCTCTAAATCTAAAATTGAAGAATTAAATGATATACTAGGTGAAATAAGCTTCTCTGTTACAAATAAAAAAAGAGACGATTATGTTTCTCTACCATTAGAGTTCACTCCATTATTAAATGGCAACTTATCTTCTCCTCATTATAAGAATGCAATATATTATTTGAAAAAAAGAGGGTTAAGTAAAATAGATATATTACGCCATAATATAGGATATGCAGAAACTGGTGAATATAATGGAATGATAATAATACCAAGTTATGATAATACTGGTACAGTTAATTATTTTGTAAGTAGAGCTTTTTATAAAACAGACTATAAGCATAAAAATCCTAATGTCTCCAAAGATGTAATCGGTTTTGATATGTTAATAAATTGGGAAGAGACCATAAATTTAGTAGAGGGGGCATTTGATGCAATTGCTGTTGGAGAAAATTCTATACCTCTATTTGGAAAGATCCTACCAAACTCTTTAAGCAAAAAGATAATAGAGAAGAAAGTAAAGAGAATAAATTTGATACTAGATAATGACGCAATAAAATCAGCAATAAAGCATTCAGAGTTTTTTATTGGAAACGGTATAGATGTACATCTAATAGAATTGCCTGGGAAAGATCCTAGTGAACTTGGAACAAATGTTGTTAAAAGTTTAATACAAAAATCAGAGAAGTTAACATTTGGAAAAATAATGGAGTATAAAATAAATGCAGCATGTTAAAGTAGAGTTTGAAAGTGTCGATAAAATATTACACATTGCAGATATCCATATAAGAAATTATCAAAGGCATAAAGAATACCGCTCCATATTTAAAGAGTTATATAAGGCAGCTAAAGCTTTACCACAAAATTCTTTAATTTATATAGGAGGTGATATCGTACACAACAAGACTGACATCTCGCCAGAGCTAATAGAATTAACCTCTGAATTTCTGAAGAAGCTAGCTAACATTAAACCTACTATACTTATCAAAGGTAACCATGACACAAACCTAAACAACGATACAAGACTAGATACCCTCTCACCAATAATAAAGAATCTTAATCACCCAAATCTACACTATCTAGACAAGACCGATATATACAGGATAGCTGATTGCAATTTCTCAGTATTCGAAATTTCAGATGATCATAAGAATTATATTAAAGCAAAGGCTATCTCTGGGGATAATAAAATCGCCTTATTCCATGGAGCTATAGATACTTCAGCTACAGATGCTGGCTTCAAAGTTGCAAACGAAGATCATAAAATAAATATGTTCAATGGCTATGACTTAGTTCTACTTGGCGACATTCACAAAAGACAATTCCTAAATAAAGAAAAAACCATTTGTTACGTGGGAAGTTTAATACAACAAAACTTTGGAGAAGTTTATGATAATCATGGATATATAATATGGGATATAAAATCTAAAACATTCACAGAGCATAATATAAAAAATGAATATGGCTATTACACCATACACATAAAAGATGGAAACATAAATCAAAACCTAGGAGACATTCCAAAATATCCACGATTAAGGTTCAAAATTATAAATACTACTAAAGCCCAAATAAAAGAGGTGGTAAAAGAAATACGAAAACAATGTAAAGTACAAGATGTAATAGTAATTAGAGAAGATAGAATAACCGGGTCATCTAAAAATAAAGATTCTAGGAGAATTACAAAAGATGTTCGTAATGTAGAATATCAAAATGAAATGATAGAAGAGTATCTAAATAAGAATCATGATATTGAACCAACTATCCTTAGCGAAATAAAAGCCATAAATAGAAGTTTAAATAAAAATCTAAGTGATGTTGAAGTTGGAAGAGGTATAGACTGGAACCCAGTTAAATTTGAATTCTCTAATATGTTTTCATACGGTCTAAATAATGTAATAAATTTTGAAGCTCTAACTGGTCTAGTTGGTATCTTTGCCCCAAATCACATAGGAAAATCTGCATTGCTTGATGCTTTATGCTTTTGCCTATTCGATAGATGTAGTAGGGGTAAGAAAGCAGATGATATAATGAATACAAAAAAATCATCATTCTCTTGCAGATTGCATTTCAAAATAGAAGAGATAGATTACTATATAGAAAGAAAAGCAAAAAGAAGAAGAAATAATACTAAAGTTAGAGTAGATGTTAATTTTTGGTATATAGATGAAGGAGGTGGAAGAGTAGATCTAAATGGAGAGCAGAGAAGAGACACTGATAAAAATATTAGAGGAATAGTCGGAGAATACGAAGACTTCACATTAACAGCTTTATCTGTACAAAATAATAACACTGGCTTTATAGAAAAAACACAAACAGAGAGAAAAGAATTACTTTCACAATTCCTAGATATAACTGTATTTGAGGAATTATATCAATTAGCAAATGAGGATATAAAAGAAGTACAAATACTATTAAAAGACTTTAATAAAACTGACTACGATTCAGACTTAACTGAAGCAGAGATTGAATTTGGCTCTGCAAGTATAACTCATAAGAAAAACAAAGATTCTGTAAGTTCAAAGAAGAAATCTATTAAGAAAGTAAACGACAGCATACGAGAAAAATCTAAATTATTAAAAAGAGTTAAATCTAATTTGGATATAACTGAATTGCTAAATAGTAAGAAAGCGTTTGATGGTGAAATTGAAATAGACTTACAAAAACTAGAAAAGTACAAAAACTATGCAAACCAAAATAAAAAGTCATATAAAAATATTCTTTCACAATTATCTAAATTAAATATTGAAAAAGCAGAAGAGCAAAAAAAATTATATATTATAGAAGAAAAGTTTTATAATAATAAAAAACAAGAATTAGAATTATTAAAAGCTTCTGCAAAATCAAAAAAAGAAAAGCTTGATGCTATTGGAACATTTGATCCAGATTGTGATTTTTGCAAAAACAATTCATTTGTTAAAAGTGCTGAAGTATTGAAAGAAGAATTATCTAAAGATAAAATAAAATTTCTTGCTCTAGGTTTAGAAATAAATAAATCAAAAGAGAATCTAAAAACTTTAGGAGGGTTTGAAGAAGCTATAACTTTACATTCAAAACTAGAAAAACAGCAGTCAACTATACAACTATACCAATCAGAAATAAAGGTCAAGACTGTAAATAGGAAATCTAATATCAAAACAAGCAAATCAGAGTTACGCTCTATAGATAAAGATATAAAACGATATTACGAAAACGAAGAGGCCATACTATTTAACAAGAAAGTTAATAGTGATATAGAAATATTAGAACTTGGCATTGGAACGTTAAAGGATGAATTAGAATTATTAGAAAATACTATGCTTTTATCTCATTCTAGTGTTATTGTATGGGAATCAAAAATCAAATCTATAAATGAAACCATAGAGAAAGCACATCAATTAGAAATAAAATTAAAATCCTATGAATATTATTTGGAATCCATCCAAAGAGATGGCATACCCTATGAAATAATTTCAGAAGTCCTTCCCCAGATACAAGACGAAGTAAATACCATCTTATCACAAATGGTAGAATTTACTATAGAGTTTGAAGTAGATGGCAAAAACGTTTTAACTTATATAGTTTACGATGATACTAGGTGGCCACTAGAATTAACTTCTGGCATGGAAAAGTTCATATCGTCTTTAGCAATAAGAGTAGCATTGATAAACGTATCAAATTTACCAAGGCCAAACTTCCTTGCAATTGACGAGGGCTTCGGTTCATTAGATTCTGACAACTTAAATTCTATGGAAAGCATGTTTAGCTATCTAAAGTCAGAATTCGATTACATCATAATAATATCTCATATAGAATCTCTAAAAGACGTAACAGATTCTCTAATAGAGATAAATAGGAAAGGCGATTTCTCCAACGTTATTCACTAACTCTATATTTATATATGAAAC